TATTTAACTGGTAATCCTCAAATTACCTTTTTCAAAGTTGTATATCGTCGTCATACTAACTTCGCTATTGAAGCTATCCAACAAACTTTCAATGGAAATCCAGGTTATGGAAACACTGTAAATTGCCAAATCTCTCGCAACGGTGATTTAATCAACCGCATGTATCTTCAAGTAGATGTGCCTTCTGCGACACAAGGTACTGATACATATGTTAACTACTTAGGTCTTCGTTTATTAAAATCTGTTGTAATTGAAATTGGTGGTCAACAAATTGATAAACACTATTCCGACTGGATGTACATCTGGAACGAATTATCTTTACCAACTGGCAAACGCTATGCGTATGACAAGATGGTAGGTGCTGACTCCAATGACACAACAGGTTCTACGAATGCTGCAACAACTACTACTTTATATGTACCACTTGAATTCTGGTTCTGCCGCAATGTAGGCTTAGCTCTTCCATTAATCGCCCTTCAATACCATGAAGTCAAAGTTAAAATTGAATTTGAACAAAAATCTAATTGTATTGTAACAAATTTGGGCGCCACCACTGGTACTACTGCTACCAATTTCCCTGATCTTAAAGATATGTCTTTATGGGTAGATTACATCTTCCTTGATACCGATGAACGCCGACGTTTTGCTCAATTATCCCATGAATATTTAATCGAGCAATTACAATTCACCGGTACTGAAACTCTTGGCACTGGCAGCACTCGTGTTAAACTCAACTTCAACCACCCATGCAAAGAATTAGTATGGGTCGCCAAAGCCAAAGGTACAACAGCACGTAATGCCAGATGGTATGATTATTCTGATATAGATGCACAAGATGGTAATGCTGTTGTGCCAAATGAAAAAGCTAAGAATCCATTTGTTGATGCCATCTTACAATTAAATGGCAATGATCGTTTCGCAGTACGCAAGGGATCCTATTTCAATTTAGTACAACCTTATCAACATCACACTAACGTATCTGCCAACCCTGGTATCAACGTATATTCCTTTGCTCTTAAACCCGAAGACCATCAACCAAGTGGTACTCTCAATATGTCTCGTATTGACACTGCCACCCTTATGGTTAACACTGTTGATAGAATGCAAACAAATACTACTAGATCAACTGATAAAGCAATGGATTACAGTGGTATAAATATCTATGCTGTTAACTATAACGTTCTTCGCATATTATCTGGTATGGGTGGTCTTGCCTATTCCAACTAAATTATTTAATTATATGTTTTATTTTTCAATATATTATAACAATAATAATGTATATGTTTTGTGTAATATTAGACTTTTTTTTTTCTCCACTAATAGTATAAAGAATATAGCGTAAATGGGTGGTGGTCTTCTTCAACTAGTAGCTTATGGTGCTCAGGATGTTTATTTAACTGGTAATCCTCAAATTACCTTTTTTAAAGTTGTATATCGTCGTCATACTAACTTCGCTATTGAAGCTATCCAACAAACTTTCAACGGAAATCCAGGATATGGCAACCGTGTAACTTGCCAAATCTCTCGCAATGGTGATTTAATCCACCGCATGTATTTAGCAGTTGATATGTCTACAGAAGACGAACCAGTATGTCCTTATTTCGGTTTACGTCTTATTGACTATGTAGAACTTGAAATCGGTGGTCAAAAGATTGACAAACAATATTCCCACTGGATGTATGTATGGAATGAATTATCATTACCTATATCCAAACGTGATGGCTACAAGAAAATGGTAGGTGGTGACGGTGGTGTATTAAGTGATACTTCTAATGACCAATTATACGTACCACTTGAATTCTGGTTCTGCCGCAATGTTGGTTTAGCTCTTCCATTAATTGCTCTTCAATATCACGAAGTCAAAGTAAACATCTTATTTCAAACTGCTGATAAATGCAAAGGTAGTGCTAATGATCTAGGTAATCTTGGTGCTACTTCATTATGGGTAGATTACATCTTCCTTGATACCGATGAACGCAGACGTTTTGCCCAATTATCCCATGAATATTTAATTGAGCAATTACAATTCACTGGTACTGAATCCATATCTGGTACAATAGCTAAACCAAAATTATCCTTCAATCATCCTTGCAAGGAATTATACTGGTTTGTTGAAGCAAAAGATACTACTGATACTGCTAATAGTAACATTAATTGGTTTAATTATACAAAAACACCCGGTGCATTAGCTGATGTTTTTGATAAAGTAAGTGAAAGAGATGGCGTAACTTCTACCAATCCAATTGTATCAGCTAAATTAGTATTAAACGGAAATGATCGTTTCTCAGAACGTCCTGGTTCTTATTTCAATTTAGTACAACCTTACCAACATCACGAAAATATTCCAGCTAATGCTGGTTTAAATGTTTATTCGTTTGCTCTTAAACCAGAAGAACATCAACCAAGTGGCACTCTCAATATGTCCCGTATTGACACCGCAGCACTAAACTTAAGCTTAAGCTTACGATCAAACGTAACTTCATTATTACATGTATATGCTGTAAATTACAACGTTCTCCGCATATTATCTGGTATGGGTGGTCTCGCTTATTCCAATTAAATTTTTTTACATTATTTTTTTCATATTATAATAATAATAGTTTGTGTATAATAATATCTTCTTTTTTTTTCTCCACTAATAGTATAAAGAATATAGCGTAAATGGGTGGTGGTCTTCTTCAACTAGTAGCTTATGGTGCTCAGGATGTTTATTTAACCGGTAATCCTCAAATTACCTTTTTTAAAGTTGTATATCGTCGTCATACTAACTTCGCTATTGAAGCTATCCAACAAACTCCAACTGGAAGCAATTCCTTAGGCTCTCGTGCCAGTTTCCAAATAACTCGCAATGGTGATTTAATCCACCGTGTATATTTCAACGGTAAAATTAAGAATAATAATACAGAAGCTGCAGGTGAAACAAATACCAAAAATGTAGCTCTCGTTCCAAACTTTGGTCAAAAATTACTAAAAACTGTTGAATTAGAAATTGGTGGTCAACGCATAGATAAACATTATTCCGAATGGTTATATATCTGGAATGAATTATCATTGCCTGCTGGCAAACGCTCTGGTTACAATACTATGGTTGGTGCTAATAACGAAAATTTATGTACCAAATTAGGTGCAGGAAAAGAATATGAATTATATGTTCCTCTTGAATTCTGGTTCTGTCGCAATGTAGGTTTAGCCCTTCCATTAATCGCCCTTCAATATCACGAAGTTAAAATCAACATTGAATATGAATCTGCTGCTAATTTAGTAGATACTAATGTTTCTAACTTATGTGTAGATGAAAATGTATCAGATGGCTGCACAAATGGCAATATGCAATCCGATGATTATTCTTTAGCATATCAAGAAACTCCTTCTGGAGGAACTGCTACAGATGTTGAGAAATTTGCATCCGGTTCTGATGTTTCATTACATGATGGTAATTTATGGGTTGACTATATTTTCCTTGACACTGATGAACGCAGACGCTTTGCCCAATTATCTCACGAATACCTAATTGAACAATTACAATTCACTGGTACCGATACCATATCTGCATCTACTTCTGCTGATAGTATGAAACCAGTTAGACTTAACTTCAACCATCCATGCAAAGAACTTGTTTGGGCTGTTAAATCTAACGATGATACCTCAAATAAACAATACCCATTCTGGAACAACTTTTCAACTGCTACAAGTGATGATCCTGCTAAAAAAACTGCTAATAATTACAGTACCTCTAAAAATCCTACATGGCAAGCGAAAATTATGCTTAACGGCAATGATCGTTTTGCTACTCGCAAAGGTGATTATTTCTCCCTTGTTCAACCTTACCAACATCACGAAAATACTCCTGATGAAAACCACAATGGTATCAATGTATATTCTTTCGCTCTTAAACCCGAAGAGCATCAACCAAGTGGCACTCTTAATATGTCTCGCATTGATACCGCGGTATTATCGTTATCTTCTCGTGTAGAAGGTACTATCCACGTATATGCGGTCAACTACAACGTTCTCCGTATATTATCTGGTATGGGTGGTCTCGCTTATTCCAATTAAAAAATAAATTATTTAATATATTAACATTATTTT